TTCAAGATACAATTTATGGGTATAATGGAAACCAAATGTTATTACATTCAGATAGAATTATTTTAAATTCTAAACTTGATGATATTTTTGTATCATCAATAAAAGATATTTATATTGGTAGTGGTAGACATTTATCCTTAACTTCACCAACAAGTTTAAACATTATATCTAACAATGTTAATATTGGTAATTTTAAAAAAGAAGGTGTTACAATGGAAGCAATGGTATTAGGTGATGCATTGTTAGAAGTTTTAACAGATACTCTAGATACTCTTAGTGAGGCTGCTTCATTATTTTATGGTTCACCATTAGCATTAACGGATACAACTGGTGCTCCATTGTATAAAAAAATAGTTCCTATACAACAAAAATTAAATAAAATATTAAGTAAAAAACATAAAATAGAACAAGGGTAATTATGAAAAAGAAAAAACAAAATATCAAAAATGTAATCAGACAAATCGTTAGAGAAGAAGTTGCGATGGCTATCAAAGAAGTAATAACGGAATTGAAACAACCAATTGAATCTCAACCACAACCTAAAAAAATCATTGAGAAAAAATCATTTACAAACAATTCAGTATTAAATGATGTATTGAATGAAACAGCTCAAGATGATGGTTGGA